GAATATGTTAAGATATCAATAGTGTCTATTCCTCTATCTTCGACATATAATCTCATAATTAATGCTGATTGTAAACCCCACAGATGATTCATCCAACCTTCAATGCCACCGGATTGTCCAGATGATACATACTTTATGCCCAATTCATCATATTCCTGCACAACTGTTTGATCACGGAATATTCTATATAATTCGCCATAATTCTTTTTTCCAAATAAATTCATAACAAATTCCAATAAATCTTTACAATTTGCCTCCGTCATTGATTGATTATGACCTGATATATCAATCATCAAGGAATATACATTATCTTCTCTTAATGTTTGTGCAGCCTCATGAAATCGTATTTTCCGCTCCATGTCTGATAATGTCATAACCTGATCACGAAAATACCCTAATGCTGATTTTACATCAACCATCATCTTACTTAAAGCTAACTTAACATCAAATGATGCTACACCAAAGAATCTACCTTCAGGTTTTTGTTCCTTTTCCTTTGGTACTAATCGAGTGACTAATTTTCTTGGTGTCCTAAGTTTATTCTTAATATAATCATTACATGCTGCATCAGAATTTTGAAATAGTTGATAATCTCTTGTCTTTTTCACCTTTGCTTTAGATAATATATCACTAAGATTAGGTATACTAGTCAAATCATGATTCAAATAATGTATTATTTCTTTTACGGAATTCTTCTTACCAGATTCATAATCATCAACAGTACATGCTTTATCTCTAAGATTCATTACAGGATCAGAATATGCTTTGCTAGATAAACAATCATACGGGATCAATTTTTCCCAATATGATAAATCTTCATATTTATTGAAGGCAAAAATCCCTTGAGTTTCTATTTTACTCTTAAACTCATTAACTGCACAACTAGTTACATTATTCATTAGCATCTTCGGTACTCTTTTTTGTTTCTTTATATATCCTCTGGTGAATTCTCTTCTTGCCAGTAATATTATCCTGGACATAGTTGTGGCATTTGTATTGAATCGATTTGCAGTTCTATCATGATATTTTTTCCAACCTTTGTGATAAATTATTTCAGCATATGATAAATATTTGTGGGATGAAGATAAATCACCTAAATGTTCACACTTGACATTAGTCATTGATTACAGTAGTCTATTTAACCAATTATTAGTATCCAACATTTCTGGGTGTAATATATTGTACAATAGTTGCTCAGCTGTATTCTGAACTGGTTCTATATTAACCATAGATGCAAT